CCAGCGCCTGGACCAGGGCAACGATGCCCGGCATCGCCGCACCGGCGAGATCCAGGAACAGGGCCAGGAAGGTCCGCACGACCGGGCCGGACGCGGTGATGACCTGCCCGATCCCGGCAAACAGCACCTTGAACTGCTCCGCAACCTGCTGCGTCGAGAGGAACGCGAGCATGTCTTTCGTGACACCGTTGATCGCCGAGTTGACGACCGCGAGGTTGCCCGCCATCGCGGGAAGCGTGCTGCGCGCGAAGCTCTCGAACGCCGGACCCAGACCGGAGAACAACGCCTCCTGGACGGTGTTCTTAAACGCGGCGAACTCCGGCTTCAACTCCCGGATCGATCGCACGAACTCCTGCGCCGACGGGCTAAGCTTCGCCATCGCCGCATTGACCTTGTCCGTCGCGGCGGCACCAGCCGTACCCGAGTCGGCGAGCGCGTCCGCCACCTGCCGCTGCGCCTGCGCCACGGCAAGCTGAGCGTCCGCAATGGACCTCTGCGACTGGATCTGCGTACGGGAAGCTTCGATCCGCGCATCCGACACCGCGCGCTCAGCGTCAGCGACACTCTGGTTAGCGTCCGCCACTCGCTCCTGAGCCGACACGACCTGCTCGGACCCCTGGACCCCGGCAGAGTCGGCGGCCTTCTTGTCCTGCGCCAAACGCTCGTTCCGGGCGCGGATCTCCTCCAGCGTCAGCGCCTGCCGGTCATACGCCAGCTGCGCCCGCTCAAGGTCAGCCCCGGACGCCCCGCTCGCCTTGGCCGAATCCAGCTCTGCGCGGGCCTCGGCCAAGTCCAAGACAGCCTGGCGCTCCGCCAGAGCACCGCCAGCCACCTCGAAGCGCAGGTCTTGCTGAGCCCGGCGGGCGTCTTCCACCGCACGCGTCAGGTCCCGCTGTGCCCGCAGCCGCGCCGACTGTGCATCCACCAACTGCCGCTCGGCGTCCTGCACCCGCCGTGACGCCTGGGTCTGCGCCCACGACGCATCCTCATACGCACGGGACAGCTGGGTCTGCGCCTGCGTCAACTGGTCACGAGCGGACCGCACCTGGTTCGCCGCCGACCGCTGAGCCTTCGCGTTCGACGTCGCACTCTGCGCCGCCTGGTCATCAGCCTGTTTGAACGCCTGCAGGGTCTCTATGACACCCTGCAAACCCACGGTGAGAGCCGCGATCGGCCCCAGGACGGCCACAATCCCCGCTGGCAGGGCAGCCACTGCCGCAGCGGCCAAACCAGCCCCACCGGCGATACCGGCGCCCATGGCTGACCCGGCCGCCGACAGCGCGGCCAGTTTCGCCAACGCGGTGCTGGTGTCCAGCGTGACCTTAGCGTTGATCCGAGCCGCCCGGCTCGCCGAAGCCTTGAAAGTAGCCAGGGCGGCGGCAGCCCCGGTCAGCTCCGGGTCAACACCGAGCTTCACCCGGTACGCGGCGCCCGCACGGGCAGCGAACGCCCGCAGTTTCGCGCTCGACCCGGTAGTGTCAACGTCGGTCTCAAGCTTGACCTTCGTGTCGGTTGTCGCGCTCGCGATCTGCCGCGCCACCTTGCTGGTGTCCGCGGTCACCCCGACCTCAATGTTCGGGTTGATCCCGCGCAGGTCACGACGCAGAGCCGAGTGGAACCCCTTCAGTGAAGGGAGGATGTCGACGGTGGCTGTACCGGCCTGGTAGGTGGCCATCGGTCACCCCCGTCACTGCTGCGGATCATCCGTGAACACCAGGAGCGACATCACGTCTTCGTACGCCTGCTTAGCCTTCTGCCGCTTGTACCGCTGTTCGGCGGTCACGGGACGCGGTAGCGGTTTGACCTTCGCCTTCTTCGCCCCGGCCGTGAAGTCCCGGATCTGCTGCAGAATCTCGTGCATGCCAACCAGAACCGAGGTTTGAAGGTCGTACTCCACGAGATCCGGGTGGTTCTTCGGGCGCGGCTGATCAAGGCTGGCCTTGTACAGCTCCATGTCGTTCGCCATGGCCTGCGCCAAGTAGGACGTCCGGCGCCTCCGCAGGGTCTGCAGGAGGTTGTGGAGCGTGTTGACGGTAGCTGTGCCGTCGAAGAAGTCGCTGAGCCGGTACGACGTCGAGAACGCCAAATCCAGTTCGATCTCGTCGCCGTACCGGTCCAACAGGTTCGCTACCGCGAGGCTTTTCCCCTGTCAGCCCCATAGTGAGCCTGAACGTCCTCCAGGAGAGAGTTCGTCTCGTCAGCGGGTGCGTCCCGCCACTCGCCCCACCAGAGCGCGAAGTCCTCGTCGGACAGCAGCGCGCGGGCCACGTCCTCGGGGTCCGGGTTGCGGGCGATTGAGAACGCCGACTCGGTCCGGATTTTCCCGGGGTCCTTGAATACCACGTATCCCGGATGCCCCTTGGGCGGGTTGTCCAGCTTCAGTTGGAAATCGGGACGAGTGGACTCGCGGTGGTAGTCGCGCCTTGTCTTCATGGGTGGGCTCTCCTTGCTCTACTTGCTGTCGTTGCGGAACTCGGTCTTGGTCTTCGAGGTGTTGTCCGGCTTCGGCTCGGACTTCGGGGGCTCAGGCGTCGACGGCTCCCGGCTGTCCTTCTCGCGGTAGCCGGAAGCGACCAGCCGCGCCCTTTCGCTCCCGTCGCCGGTGACGAACACGTCCCCATCCGGCGAAACCAACGTGTAGTCGGGCATGTGCACTCCAAAGAACGGGGGGCTGTGGGGGTGTGACTCGGGCCCGGAGCCCACCCAAGGCCGGGCCCGAGTCACGTCATCAGCTGGCGAGCGTGTAACCCATGCGGGTGCCAAGCGCCAGAACACCCGGGCCGAACAGGAAGTCCGAACCCAGCGTGCCGAGAGTGTCATCCGGGAACGCGGACAGGGTGATGTTGTAGGTCAGCGGGTCGTCGCCGTCCGACCAGGTTTCGTCGTCCACGCTGGTAACGGCGACCTTGTGGTAGACGCGCCCGACGTAGAACAGGTCCGAGCCGCTGCCGTCCTGGCCGATGATCAGCGCACGCCAGTACACGGTGTTCGGACGGTCCGGGATGTCGATCTTCAGTTCACCGGCGGTGGAGATCTGATTTGTCGACAGATCCTGGCCCTCGACCAGTTCCTTCGTCAGTCGCTTGGTCTCCAGCGCGACGAACTGGACGGAGCGGTCCTCCGACCGGATGTCCCTCCGGAGGAACGACGCCGAGCCCCAGCCGCGAACGTCGCTGGTTTCGGTCTCCTTGGAGAACGTCACGCCGTCTTCGCCGATCCAGCCCACGGAGTCGTACCCAGTGGGAACATTGATCTGACCACCGGTCGCGACCAGGGTAGTGATCGCTGCGGCGGTGCCGTACTTGCCCAAAAGGACGGCACCCCGCAACGGCTTGCGGATCAGACCAGAGTCGCGATCCGCGACACTTTCAAACGATGCTGCGGGCATGCACCTCAGTCCTTTCTGGACATGCCAAGGCACCGGCCATCAGCCGGTACACAGCGAATTTGGTTTCAGGACTGGGTGGGCAGCTCCTGCCACCGGCTCGTGACAGTCCACGTGCTGGTGACCATGCGGGAGTTCGGATTCAGGTCCGGGATGGGGAAGGGCGCGACAAAGTTCGAGATTTTGTCGATGAACCCGGCCTCGGTCTGGACTCCGCGTAGATTATTCAGTGTGGCGACGACCTGTTGGTTCAACGCCATCGACTCGGGTCGTGTCTCACAGAAGCACGCCACCTCGACGGTGGCGTTGTCCTCCCACGGACGCGTGGGCCCGCCGGTCCGGTTGACCCGGATGATGGGTCCCGAAAGATCCTCATCGGTTGCGGTGCAAGTGGGACCCAGCGGGGAGAGGAGTTCCATCAGGGCTAGCTCGACGTCCGGGAATCCCTCCATCAGTCGCCCTCCAACGCGCGGGTCAGCGGCCTGGTTGGCCGGACCCTGGCGTTGCCGAACTGGTCGATCACGGCCGCGCCGTCGAACGCGATCGTGACCTTGACCCGGTCATTGCGGCGACCGCCGATGCCGTGCACCAGACGTCCGCTCGCCGCGGTCTGTCCGGTCCTGTGTCGCATCAACGCTCGTGCTTTGGCGAGCCTCGCGGCGGCAGCCAGCGCGGTGACTCGGCGCGCGTCGGGTCCCATGAGGAACGCGGCCATGCCTCGGTAGTTCGCTCGATAATCCATAGGTGCTCACCCCGCGACGAGACGAAGATGGATAACCCGACCTGGTCGCCATCCCGTGAACGGGTTCGCCCACACTTCCGGCATCCCCTCGACGTGCCACAGCGGCAACGCCTCGATGGCCTCCGCAGTGAGCAGTTCCCTCGGCAGAATCCGCACCAGGTCTTGAGGGCCTACCCACACCCCGTCGGCGGGTGCGTACACGTCCGCCCGGGTGTCGACCAGGGCGCGGTTGTCGGTGTTCTCGACGGACGACCCCGGGGCGAACGCACATCCGTCGATCTCGCCTCGGACCGTTTTCGTGATGTCTCCATGCGCGTCACGGGCCGTGGCCAGCACTTGCAGTGTCACGCCGTGGCCGTACATCACTCACCGTCCACGCCGTGGGGGTCGCCCGGAGTACGTGTCACGTGCCTCAGGCAGTCATCCACCAACTCGACCGACGCCCCGCCCCGGCCGGACAGCCCGAGGCGGGTGCGGTCTTCACGAGTCAGCCACAACGTGCCGGACGCGGTCGCCCGGTCGACGGTGATCGAGAACGGTCCCGCGGTCTGCGTTGTGGCCCCGTTGGCGTTCCGCAGAACCCGGATGACCATCCCGCACAGAACGTCCCGGACGTCCTCTGCCGTGGTCCGCCCCGCCGTGACCATGGCATCCAGGTCCATACCGGATCGACGGTACGTGGCCCGGATGAGCCGTTCCGCCTCGTCAAGACGGGTGGTGACCAGAGGTTCCTGACTTTCGGAGATGGTCCCTTCGTACGAGTTGATCACATCGCTGAGATCCGCGTATGCCACAGCGACCATCTCCCGTCAGGTCAGGACTGCTCCACCGACTTGGGGGTGTCGTTGACATTCGCCGTGCCGCCGGTGACACCAGCGACCGTGAAGTTCTCGTTCGGTTCGGTCCGCGGGCGGTGGCCGAAGTACCCGACCTCCGGTCCCTCCTCGACCGACACCACCCGCTGCTTGCTGTCCTGGCCATCTTCCTTGGGGGAAGTCATTGATCAGTCCTCTCAGAACACCAGCGCCGCGGCGGGGTAACGCGTAGCGGCGTTCGTGTTGTCGTTGTTGATCGTGTTCGCGACCTGCCAGCCGACCCTGAACGTAAACCTCATCGCCACCATGTCCTGCTGCGCCAGGTTGTAGACGATCGCCCCGGTGTTGTCCTGGATGACCGCCTGGTCCAGCAGCTTCATGCTGATGTCCCGGCGGACACCCACCACGAACTGGCTCGCCCAGTCACCCGCGAACAACCGGACGTTGGTGCCCGCTGCCCCGCCGGTGGTCCACAGGCCACGCATCGGGTACACGATCGGCGCACCGTCCAGAGTGGTCAGATCACCGTTCAGGCGGCCGACGTCGTTCTTGCGGCCCTGCGAGTCACGCGCGGAACGGAACTTCCGGCGCGCGGCACGCGACGACACGAACCCCGTGACGTCGTAGCCGTCCTCTTCGACAGCGCCGATCAGGTTGTCCAGGTCACCGAAGTAACCGCCCTGCGCGGTCGTCGCGGTGCCTTCGGTGACGGCGTTCCCGGCCGCGACTGCAGCGGCGAGAACGTTCGTCGGGAACGAGGCAGGCGCGTTGGTGCCGAAGAACACCGCAGAGTCCAGGGCGCGGGCAAACGCTTCCCGGATGTACGGCTCTGAGGTGTCCCAGATGTCCTGGTCCATGTCCTCGATGACGTTCTCGGGGACAGGCATGATGGTGGCCAGTTCCTCGATCTGGAGGAACTTGTTGTCCCACGCCAGTTCGGTGGTCTGCTTCAGGCCCGTGTCGCCCGTGACCCAGTACGTGACCGGCAGAGCCGTGATGATAGGGAAGCGGGTCTGGTTCCGTCCCACCGGGACGGACCGGAACAGGCTCAGGACAGCCGAATCCTCCACGGCCTTACCAAGCATGGCGGTGGAGACCTCTTCGGGAACGAGAGGCTGGACATCAGTCCGGTTGGTGATGCTGTTGTACGGCACGGTCTACTCCTGTCTCTACGCGCAGCGGTCCGGCCGTGCCGCTGGCTGAGTTGGTTAAGCCCGTCCGGCTGCTCGCCGGATCAGGGCATTCATGTCGGTGGGGTTGCCGTCGCCACGCCGGCCCTGATCGGGGTCAGGTGTCGGGCGGCCACTGTTCTTCGCCAGCGCGTCGGCGAGCTTTTCGATCAGCTCGTCGTTCGGTTCGCCGTCGCTCAACAGTTGCTTCCCCGCGGGGCGCAGGATGGGGTCGATGTCGTCCCACTTGACCTGCCGCTCGCCGAGAGCGCCGCGTAGCTGCGCCAGCGCGGTTTTCTCGGCTCGGGCGCTGTCCCGCTCGTCCCTTTCGGCCAGCTGCTGCTGCAACTGCGCCAGCTGCTCCTGCAGGGTCGGTACCTGTTGTGCGGCGTTGACGTTCTGCTTGGCGCGGGCCTCCCACCTGCGGGCGTGCTCCAGCGCCTTGCGCACGTCTTGCGGACTGCCGAACTCCTTCTCGATGGTGTCCCACACGTTCTCGGTGCCGTTGCGGTCATCCGAGCTGTCAGTGGATTCCGTCGAAAGGTCCGGCTGCTGGTCGGCGTCATCCGTCGCGGGCGCGCCGTTACCACCGTCATCAGTCATGAGCGTTTACTCCCGTTTCGGGATCAAAGGGCCGCGCCCCGTTGCGGGGTGCGGAAAACTAGAGGTCGTCCGGTCCGGTGAACGCGTCCAGCGGGCGGACAAGCAACGGCCCGAGCTCGCCGTGCTCGGCG